GAGCTGCCGCTAACTGTTGTCTTTGACCACCAAGACCTGCTTGTTGACCTGCAAGACCTGCTGTTGCTTGACCTAAACCTAATTGTTGTCCAGCAAAACCTGCTTGTGCACCCGCTAACTGTTGTTGTGCACCAGAAATTCCTAATTGATTTGCAAGATCTTGTTGTCTTGCTTGTGACGCTTGACCAAATGCTTGTTGACCTAGTTGTGCATCTATTAAAGCTCTATCTCTTTGTTGTTGTGCATCAAATGCACCAAGTTGTACACCAAATCTACCTGAATCTAAATTACCAACTGTGCCTAATCCTGCTTGTTGTGTAACTGCTGATCTTTGTGCTGCAGCTTGTGCGTCATATTCATCTAAAGTTGCTTGTCTAACAGCTGCTTGATATGGACTTTCATAAGCTTGTCTTTGAGTTGTAGACATTGGTCCGGTTAATCCTGCTGCTGCACCTAAAGGTGTTGCTGCTCCGGCTAATGTTGTTCCTGCTGTTCCTAACCCTGATTGTGCTGCTGATATAAATGGTGATACACCACCTAATGTTGTAGCTGCAGTTCCAATATCTTGACCTGCTTGTGTTAATAATGGTTGTGCTAATCCTGCTGCTGTTTGAGCACCTGTTAATTGTCCTCTTACATTACCTAATGTAGTTTGTGCTGCTCCTGCTTGTGCTGCTGCTGGTGTTAAAAATTGTTGGTAGCCTCCAATACCGGTTGCACCTGTTGTGCCTGTTATTGCGCCTGTAGTTGGATCAAATGCTAAAGTTCCAAGCCCTGCTTGTGTTGCTGCTTGTTGCTGTGTTGCTTGTGCTAATGCGTTTTGTTGTGCTACACCTGGAGCAAAACCTTCTGCTCTTGTTGTAGGTGTTGCACCTAATGGTTTTAATGCACCTGCTGCACCTGTTTGTGCTGTGAGTAATTCTAAATATTTTTTTGCACCTTCTTGAAAAAGCGGTGCGGGTTGTGTTATCGTTGTTAAAGTATCTGTCGCCATTATGCTACCTGTGATTCCAATCTTTTCATTGTGTCGTACATTTTTTTAGCGCCTTCGTTTACACTTCCACCGCCTGCAGCTTTTACAGCGTCTGCTGTAAACACGAATTCATTTTTGCTGACTCTTGCTGGAACGTCATCAGCTTTTTCCGCTTTTCCTATAGGTATAAACCCTCCACCACGTAAGTCAAGTTCCATTCCTGGAGGTGTAACGTCTGATGGTTGTGTTTGTAATGATGATAAACCACCCATACTACCCATGTCACTACCATACATAAATCCCATTCTACCACCGGCTGCTGCCATCTGTGTAATACCTTCTTTTTGTGGTCTTGGACCAAAAGGATTGATAGGTTTAGTAGGATCTTCTGGTAATACAGGACCTTCAGATAATTTTCTATTTTTAAAAAATTCTAATACTTCTCCAAGATCTTTTGGTTGTCTACCAATACTCATTTCAAATGTTTTTACAGCGTCTTCTAATGAAAGACCTTTAGGTAAACCCATTGCTTGTAAATTTTCTTGTTCATTTTTTGTTTGTTCCGGGGACCGTGCTCCATCAGTACCTTGATACATTATTGATTCTGCACCAGTGTTCAAGGACCCTATACCATCTTCTGGTGTTCCTCTTGCAAAACCTATTCTACCACCATTAGCTAAATTAAAATCAGATAAAGATAATTTACCAAATATAGCTTTTGCTTCTTCTGTTGCTGCATCTATTATTCCTTGATTAGTTATACCATCTTCAATCATTTGTGCTTCAACCGCTGCCGCTGCTTCTTCTGCAGTTTTAATTTGTTTGTTTGTTTCAATAAAAGAATAGATACTTAGACCAGCTGATCCTAGTTTTAAAGCACTTATAGGCTTACCTACATCAAAAGGACTGTCTTGTCTTAAAATGGAGTTTACTAATGCACTGTCTTTTAAACCAGCTAAACTAAAGTCAGCTCCTTTTGCAGCAAGTATTCCTGCTTTGGGAGTTCTTACTATTTTTTCATAATCTTCAAACTTAGGCGTTGTAGTTATTTGTTTTGTTCCATCGTCTAATATTTTTTCTATTGATGTTTCACCAATTTTTTTTCTTCCTTTTTCTGTAGTTTTATCAAAACCCCCATATAAAAATTTATCAATTTTTTGTCCTGTTTCTCCAAATATAGGATCATACCTGGATGGACCTGGATCCCCAGGAAAAACTACTGGGTCGTCAATGCTACCATATACAGGTAGCCCTTTTTCATACCTTAAAGTTTCGTCGTTTACAAATTCAGGGTTTTCATAACCAGATAAAAACATATCTCTTAAACTAACACCAACATCTTTTTGAGATTTTAAATTTAATTTATTTGCAAGTTTAAATCTTTCAATACCCCTACCTGTTCCTTTAAATTGTAACCCTGGAGCAGAAGCCATTGCAATTTTAAATGGATTTATTTTACCTTCACCTGCTCTTGCTTGACCAAGATATGATAATGCTGCACCAAATATAGGATTACCTGTAGCGCCTGATACAAAAGGAGCTGCCATCTGTGCTATACCAGACAACTCTTTTGGCATTAACTTTCGTGCCTGTCTTTTAATTTTACTTAATATTCCCATAGTTTTAATTTTGATTTGTTAGAGGCAGGAATTTAACCTGAATTGTTAATAATACTTTGTTTGTAGCCATAAATCAACCTATGATGTAACTTCTCTTGGTTTAATTTCTAAGGCAGATAATACTACATGTAATCTATTTGCTGTTGCAGCTGTTACTTTTACTATTTCACTCTCTTCTACTACCAATGGCCCTGATAATAGTTCCGTGGTCCCATTAGCAGATATTGATTTAGTCTTAAACAAACTAAATACAGCACTAGCTGTGTCTGTAATAGTAACTGTTATAGTGTCCGCGTTACCAGAATCTTCTGATACTAATATAGATTTAATTACAGCAGTTGTAGCTGATGGCACTGTATATAATGTCGTAGCTGACGTGCTAGTTAGATCTACTTTTTTGTTTACAAATGAGTTAGCCATTAGTTTATAAAATAATTAAAGGCTTCTATCTCATCCTTTAAATCCTGTTGATATGTTGAGTTTAATTTTTGTATTACAGCAGACAAATCTCTGTTCAAAGACTCTGCTACAGATTGTTTGTATTCTTTATCTGGGTGTGTAAGTACCTGTGTAATTCTAGCCATTATAAAGTAATGATGCCTCCTTTAGCCATGTGTGGTCCATAACTTCCTTTGCCTGGATTTGTAAATCCACCCCTTTGTCCGCTTCCAGATTTATCTGGTCTTGACTCACGTATAGATCTTTGAGTAGGTCCACTTGGATCAAAATTAATATTTTGTTTAGCTAATTTTTCAAGCCTAACTTTTTCTGCTGCATCTGCAATTTTTTGTTCTTCTTCTTTTTTTGCAGCAGCTGCCGCTAATTCTTTTTCTTTTTTCTTTTCAACAAATGTTTTAGCAACATACCCTGAACCAGGAAAAATAACATTCATTATCATGTAACCATAATTATTTTTTACATAATCTTTAGCTTTATCGAATAAACCCATGTTAATTAAATTATTAATATTAGTATCTTTTTTTGCATTTTCTAAATCTTCTGGATTTACTTCATCTTCTAAAGTTGCATTATAAGTTGATGTTTTTAAATTTGGAATTTTACCACGATCTTGACCATCATCTATATAACCTAATTGTTTAACTAGAGGGTTTTGAATAAGTTGTTCTATACCTAGTTTTGATGCATCAGGATTTAATGGAGTAATTAATCTCGGAGGATTAATGGGTAGACCAATCCTGGTTTGATATCGATCATAAGTCCCATAACCACCTAAACCTTGTTTACTAAAATCAGTTTGAAAATTTAAAGCATTAAAAAAATCAAATTCGTTTTCCATTAACGTCTACCATCCGGTTGTATATCTATTCTAAATGTACCTAGTTTCCAAAATTGACTTGTACTTGTGTTGTCTACTTTTAAAGATATAGATCTAGCTCTAGCACGTGTGTCAACTTTTTGTGTACCACTACTTATTGTAAACGGACCAAGTGATGAACTTGCTGCTGTATCGTTTGGAAAATCTTTAAGGTTTAATGTAATTCTAGTGTCACCTGTTTGTGATAAAAAATCTGGTAGTATTCTTCTAATTTTCATCATAAATTCACCATCACCTTTTAGTGACGCTCCGCCATCTTGTGTTAGTCCTATATCAAAATCTCCAGATTGTATATTAGCAGTAATAGCAGAAGTTGCACCTTCTTTAATTTGATCTAATCCTTTTTCATGTTCATAATATATTGACGACCCGTCTGTATTACCTTGCACATAGGTTGTGCTAGTGCTTGCTACATTAGTATTAGCATCATATTGTGATGCGTGAGGTTTACCAAATATAGCAGAGTCCGACCAAGCTGTTCTGTCTAAGGTACCTGTAGTCCATATAGGTCTTTGTGGTGATGATTCTATATAGTTATAAGTTACAACTCTATTAACTACATTAGATCCTGAGTTAGGATAAAACCAACTAATCTCACCAAACAAATTATTAAGTCCTGCATTAATGTGTTGTTTAGGAATTGTATTTATGTCATCAAAAACATGGTCTTCAACTAAACACGGTAGTGATTCTAGTTGTCCACCATATCTAAAAAAACCATTTTCTGACATCCAATATGCTGTACCATCAACTTCAACAGCTGCGTTCTTACCAATCAAGCCACAGTTAGTACCTACCTGTTCAAAAGCAAACGTAAAAGGTGCTCCAACAAATCTCATAATAAACAATGCTGTATCTGTCCAAACGTAAATTGCATTTCTACCTCTTAGTGAGCCAACAATCCGTGATCCATCGGCCAATCTTTGTGTACCAGCACTGTTAGTTGCTGTAGGTGTGTAATCATTAATATCTTCTTGAGAAGAAAATCTTATAAACATTTCGTCTTGTGTAGATTTTGTACCAGCTGTTGTTTCTGTACCAAAAAAAATTAAGTGTCTGTCTGGAGTTGATACTAACATATCTCGTGACGCTGTCGGTGCATTTGTTATAACTGCTGCTCTAGTTGCTGTAGCATTGTTTGCATTTGAATTCCATGTAAAACTTTCACCATTAAATATAGTTGCAACTAAACTATTACCTAAATTGTCTAAAGACCATAAACCAGGATCTGTTACAATATCTCCAGATGCTGCAGCGTTCCATGCAAAAAAGTTTGATGCATCTGTAACAGTTGCACCTGATGAATGTATTGCTGCTGTTGTACCATTAGCTCCTCTTGTTAGTCCAGATAGTGTGCCTCCACTATTACCTGTATAAGTAATTAGCTCAGAACCAATTTGTACTGTACCTGATGATGGAAACGATGTTGAACTAGCCATTGTTAATGATGTAGCCGATGCATTTATTCCTGATGATAGTGTTGACGTAAACTGTCCTTGTGCTACACCACCCCATGATCCAAGACCCCAACCAGTAGATGCAACTTCAACTGCTGGTCCAACTGGATAATAATGTTGTACCCTAATACCACCAGAAGTGGTTGCTCCCGATCCTGATTCGTTAGAAGGCATAGTAATTGTTAAAGTAGTATCAGTTGGTATATCTGTCACCATAAATTTTATGTCTGTAAAATCTCCTGATAAAAAACCAGAGTTAGTAATACTTGTAAAACTATCTAATAATATTACATCACTTTTATTTATATTGTGTGCTGATGCAAAAGTTATTGTTACAACTGCAGAGCCGTTAGTTGTTGTAAAAGCTGATGTTAAAGTTGTTGTAGCTTTAATTGGGTGTATGTCGTAAAAAATACCACCAGAGTAAGCATATAATATTCTATTAGTTCCAAGTGCTGCAAATTTTATACCTGCTGTATTTACAAAGTGGTGTATTGCAGTGTTTCTACCAGTTAAACTTGTAGAACCTAATTGTGCCCAACCACCTATTTTTTCTGGATAACCATATCTAAACCTAACATTATCACCTTCAACCCATTGGCCTTCGCCACCGGTTGCTGTAACTTGTTTGTTAAATCCTGGTGCAAACTGTACTTTTTGTAACATATAAAAATCCTTAATAAGGCAGGAGATGGTGTGGTGGAATCTCCCGCCATATTATTATATACAATATTATTTAAGTGTTTTAAAGCTTTTTAAACCAAGAGGGAAGCCCTAAATGTGGTCGTTGATCAAACATATTATCTTTAGCGTTAGGTGTTTTACAGTTGTTATAATGTAAAAATACTTGTACGCATTGTTTACCTTTAAACTTTTCTCTCCAATGTTCTAACTCACAACCAGAATAAACTAACATGTCTCCTTGTTTTAAATCTACTTTTATGCCTTTGGTGTTTTCTGATACATAACCTTTATCCTTAATTATGCCACCTTTTTTAGGATTAGGTTCTAAATAAATAGGCCAATCATCACCACCCAAATTCATGGTAGTTGATATCTCACAACTAAACCTATCTTTGTGTCTTTTTAATTCATCACCTTTTTTATACATTCTTGCATAAGAATATGCAGGATATAATTTTAATCCTGTTGCTTGTTCCATTTTAGGTTGGCATTTTAACATTAAAGTTTCCATGGCAATATCAGAATAAGAAGAATAAGTATTTGGTATTTGGTCATTTTCACTTTCATACCATCCAAGTATTTGTTCGAAGGGTGAAAAATATCTTGTTTTCTTACAAGTATCATACACTTGTTTTTTCATATTAAAATAATTTGCAATAAATGCAGCTAAGTCTTTTGATATAGCTTGTCTTATAATTGTATATTTTTTCTTTTTAAACATCTCTAGCCATTCCTTGTGGTATAGCTTGTATGTTCCAATGTATAAATCTAAAAGGCTCTATACCATAGTCTACTGCAAACTCGTGTTCTAAGTATCCTGGAAATATTATTAATGTTCCTGGTGTAGGTTTAAAGTTTACAAGTTCTGTACCCGGCCATATGTCTTTAGTATTAGGTTTCATTTGTAATTTAGTTGCACGTGCCCCTGTTCTAGGATCATGAAATATTGGAAAAGATGTTTTGTCACTACATTTTAAAAAATAAAATCCTGATACATGTTGATTCCAATGTATGTGTGCACTGTGGTGACCACCACCTTTTTTAGAAAATTCTTGCACCCACATTTCACTAAGAATAGTTGTATATTTTGACATGTCAAAACCTTGTTGATCTAAGTACTCTAAAGATTTTTGACCAATGTAGTTTCTAAAATCTAAAAAATTATTGTCGTGCGTAAGTGGTGTAGAATGATGTGATAAACCAAAGTCATTATTTTTTTTAATATGTTCTTTGTTTTTTTTTCTAGCTTCTTTTATGTATTTGTTAGAAGCTTTATTTAAAGATTTAACAAAATCCAATTTTTTTTCTGACCAAATAACTGTATTAAAATGATTGCTTATATCCATTACTTAAAAGGTTTTCCTAAATGCCATACTACAAGTGAATACCTAACTCCTTTCGTTACTGGTTTAACTCTATGCCACACAAATGAAGGAAATACAATAATAGAACCTTTTGGCAATATTTCTTTACATTGTATTTTATGTTTTAATTCATCTCTCATATGTGGATCATAGTTTCTAAAATCAAATTCTAATTCACCACCGGTGTACTCTGAACCATCTGTTAATTGACAAGTCATAGATAATTTTCTAACTCTTCCATGTTCTGGGTGATTTAGATTGTCTCTTTTATAAGGTTTATCCCAACCATCACAATGCCAATCATAATATTGATTTAATTTATATTTTGTAAATTGACAAGACTCTGATCTTTCCCAATCAAAATTCCAACCAGCTTGTTTATTTGCTTGATAAACATAGGGATGTAATTCTTTATATATCCAATTATCACTTAACCATACTAAATCAGAATTTCTTTTTCTTTTTAAATCTAATATTTCTTTTTTGTTTAATTTTTTATCTCCATAACTACCTGTTCTAGCCATTACTTCTTTTTGTTGTTTTGCATAAGCTATAACATCATCACAAAATCTAGGAGTTAGTGCAGATTTAAAATACCAGTAATAATTAGTTAAGTTCATTTAATTCAAATCTTTCTACATGTTTTATCATGTCATTAGTTAAATAATCTTCTACTCTTTCAGGTTTAAAGTTTTTAAAAGTAGTTTTAATTTTATGTAAATTTTTTATAGTTTCTGAATCATCATAGCAAATATTATTTACATTAAATTGTTTTAATTTTTTTAAATTATATTTAATATCATGTTTTATATATTTACTTAAGTTTTTTAAAAATAAATCAGGGTTATTTACTAAATCTTTATAATAAAATATTTTATAGTTTTCTTTATTTTTTATTAAATTGTTTATGCTCCATAAAGCTTTACCTAAAATACCTGTTTCTTTATTTAAAAGATTAATTAAATGTTCATCTACATTATTAACTTTTTTATCTTCTTTTAAAATTTTAGCAAAAGACGCTAAACATTCTTTTACAGGTCTATATAATATTATAAATTTAGGTTTTTTAATTACTTTTTTTAAATTGTTTAAGTTACCAGGTGTTCCCCAAGGACCTCTGTCTATAATCAACTCAGCTTTCCAATCTTTATAGTATGTTGAAAAACTTGATTTTATTAGATTATCTAAAGACTTGTGATCTGGAAAATTTTTAAAAGTAGATTTTTCTTTTAATTTATTTAGTTCTTCTAATACATCTAACATTATTGAATTTGGAGTTGCTTTTATTTTTTTGTTTTGATTAATAATAGAACCAAGCACAGTATTACCAGCTCTTGGCATAGAACATAAAAAAATTACATTCATAATAAATTCTTTTTTATTAATTTTAATACTTTATTATTTAATCTAGATTGTTTAAATCTTTTGTATCTTTTTGCTAATGGTACAAATTTTTCCCAACTAGATGAATTAGAACAAGTATTTAATATTTTTCTTAAATCTTCATTTAAATCAAATCTAATTAGTTCTATATTTTTTTTACAATTAAAATTAAAATAAACCATGTCCTCACCTTCATGTATTTTAAACTCATTGTTGTTCCAAATATTAAATTCAAAATTTACACTTCTAAACCACTGTGAAATATTAAAAGTTCCAGGAACCATTGAGGCATATTGTAAGTGTTGACTATTAGAAAAAAAAGGAGAAGTCATTGTCATGTCAATATCTTCTTCACTAAAAAAAACATAAGGTATAACAATAGTAAATAAATAGCTTCCTTTTATATTTGATTTATGGGGTGTATCACAAACTAAATAATTATCAGAAACAGGAACAATTGTATTATCTACTATTTTATAGTGAGAAGTTAGTGGACACTTAACTACTATTATTTTTTCAAATAAACTTTTAACAGCAGGGCACAAAAACAAATTATTTTGTTTTTCTAAATTGTTTTCTTTTTGTTCTAAAACAGATTTAAATAAATTTTTAGGTTCAGGATAAAGAATGTTCCAATCTTCCGTTTCACTATAACTAGCAGGAGCCCAATAAATTTTAGATGTATTCATAAGTTATAGTTTGAATAAAGTTTAAATTGTCTTTTTGATTATTAGTTATGTAATACATGTTTGTTGATGGAAACATTATAAATTTATTGTTTGTAAGAGGTATATTCCAACTTCTTCCTTTTCTTCTATTATCTTCGTAATGTATTTTAACTACACAGTCTTCAACTTTTAAACCATACAATAAAATAAAATCTGGAGAGTTTTTTAAATCTACTGGATCAATGTGTAATAATGGAGGTGTTATTTCTGTAGGTTTATAAATATCACCCCAAGTTTCTTTATTAATTAAAGTTAACTCATGTTTAAGATTAATGTAGTCTCTAATATAAGTGTTTAATTTATCCCAAGTTTTAGAAAATGGAAATTGTAGATTTGTTAATTTTGATTGTAAAATATCAAGTGATAGTTTAGTTCGATCAATCTGCCAATGCTTTGGCATTTTGACATCACCATAATATAATGCTTGTTCGCTTAATACTTTCTTATCCATACCACCACTAAATATATATATTATGCAACTAAATTTGTCAATGTCCAACCATTTTCATTGTTAGCTTGATATGCTGATTCATTCCATGTGTAAGTCCATGCGTGACTACCAGCATCAACTTGTGTTTGTTGTTCTGTTGTTAATTCAGGAGCATCACCTAAAGGTGATTTCCAAGTTGCAGTTGCAACATGTTTTACCCAAGAACTATAAGGTTTTGATGGCCAAAAAATTTCATTATCTGCATCCCAGGTATAACCAATACCAGCATAGTTTCCTCTAAATGCTTTTGAATTATCTCCTGACTTATGTGTATTTTGTTTTGTGTTATATGAAGTTTGAATCCAAAGATTAGCAGGCCAATTATTATGTGTTTGTAAATACTGTTGTCCTATTGATTCTGTTTCAACACCATCATCATTTAACATATCTGAATTATTTAATGTAAGAACTGTTAGAACTTCGTTTTCTTCTGATATTTTTGCAAAATGTGCCATAATATTTTTCCTATTCTACGCTTGAAATTGATAACGAATAATAACAATCCCTGATCCACCATCACCGCCACCACCACTTGCTTGTGCATATGGTCTTCCGGCTCCACCTCCACCGCTACCAGTATTTGCAGTAGCATCGTCTCCTCTAGTTGCAGGGCCATTTCCTTGTGGTAATCCTTTTTTACCATCACCACCGCCACCAGATCCACCAGATCCTGCTGGGTTTGCGTTTCCCCAGTTAGTTGGTCCAAAAGTTCCACCGCCTCCACCACCGGCTCTTGTTACAGCAGATCCTGATGCTGAACTAGCTAAACCATTTCCACCATTTCCACCTGAAGATCCATTAGCTGAATTTCCTCCAACCGCACCAGCTCCACCACCACCGCCACATTCAGATGGTCTAACTGAAGGACTTGTCATTCCTGTTCCACCAGTATTTCCTTGAGGAGGACTTACAGGGGGTGTGTTACCTGCTCCAGCAACACCACCTGCTAATCCTACAGGAGGATATGCTCCACCTCCACCTCCGCCAGAACCACCCGCAGTAGCAAGACCTCCTAAAGAAGTAGCACCTACACCGCCACCTGCAGAAGTAATTGTTGAAAAAGTTGAAACACCGCCATTAGCTGCACCTGTGTTTACAAAAGAATTTGGGTTTCCACCACTACCTCCAGCTCCTACAGTAATTGGTAAAGCACCTGGTGTAATTGGTATGGCTGAAACACAAGCACCTAATGGACTTGCTGAATAACAACCTGAAGCAGCACCTGATGATTCTCTAAAACCACCAGCACCTCCGCCACCGCCACCGCAGGTTCCACCACCACCTCCGCCAGCTATAACTAAATAATCAGCTATTCCTAAAGTTCCTGCTCCAGCTGAAACACAAAATGTACCTGGTCCTGTAAAAATATGTATTTTAAAATTACCACTAGTAGAAACAGTTCCACCTGTAGCTGCAATATATGCAGGGTCTGCTTCAACAACTCCAGGAGAACCAAATCCTAAAACGTGATAACCAAAATACTTACCTCTAGATGGTTTTGTATTTTTAGTACTTTTACCTTCAATAATAATATTTTTTAAATCTCTCATAGTACATTACGCATCATTAGCAAGATCAGTAGTAAAGTGTAATTTAATACCATGTAATCTACAATCACCTGCCATGTCATCTTCAGAAACATCCCTACCAATTCTAAAATAAGTAAGTTCATTGTCCCCTGGAGAACCAGCTATTGTAATATTTCCACTTTCAGCAGAAACTAAACATTCTTCTACTGCACCTTGAGCATTATCAGCAACAGCAACTGCTGTTCCATAAGCGGTATCAATACTATCATTGTCTGCAAAAGCAACTCCAGCTAAAGTTAAAGTAACACTTGTTGTTGCAGCAATACCTGACCAAAAAAATTGAAAAGTAACTGTACCTGCGTTCCATGATTTAGGAAAAGCAACAGCAAACTGTGCAAACTCGTCAGAGTCTTTATCAAAATCTAAAACGTTCATGTCGGGTCTACCCGATGTAGTTTCTACTGTTGCTAAAGTTGCACATCCATTTGAAGATGTAGGTGTCATAGCTTGCGCTGGAACCCAAATAGTTTCTTTACCCGCTTGTTTTAATGTTCCAACTCCATCTAATTTATTTAATTCTGCAGCTGTTGATGTAACGTTAGTTCCACCAATATCTAAAGTTGTCATTTGAACTTCGCCTGCAACAGTTAATAAACCATCTGCTACTGTCATTAGGTCAGTATCGTCTGTATGACCTATTGTTGTTCCGTTAATTAAAACATTATCAATATCTAGTGAACCACCACTAATTAATCCTGTTGTTGTGATTGCTGATGATCCTGTGTTAATAGTTCCAAATCCTGAAGTGATTGAACCAGCATTTAAAGCACTAACTGTTACCAAGCCAGCTGCCGTAGTAAGATTAGGCATAGATGTAATTTCATCATCAAAGTATGCAGCTAAATCTGTAACAGCAACTTGAACCATAGTTCCGTTATCATTCATAACTACTCTATCGGCATCAGCAACAGTTGTAGAAGTAGCAGATGTATCACCATCCATTTTATTTAATTCTGTAGCTGTTGAAGTTATTGCTACATTTTCATTTATTTTTGGCGAAGTTAAAGTTTTGTTTGTTAAAGTATCTTCTGAAACAAGAGATACTAAAGTTGAACTAGCACCTGCTGGTAAAGTTAAAGTATTTGTAACAGCAGCCGAGTGAGGTTGTGCAATTACGAT